TAATTCTATTATATCCATTGTATTTTATTTTAAAAAGTTGCTTGTTGTATTGTATTGTTTTGTAGTTGTTGTGCTGTGGTCACATCTCCAGCTACTACAAATGCTTGTGTTGGTGGTTGTTGTCCTAATGCACCAGCAATTTGATTAAATCCTGATTGACCTACTACATTAAAACTTGGTGCTTGTGTTGGTGAAGTAACAGCACCACCACCACTTGAAGATGGCTTTTGTTTTGAAGGTGTATTAAACTTTTGAGCAGCAATAGCCGCAACATTAGCTAAACCTGTTACTGTTGCTATTCCAGCAGCTATTCCTCCTCTAACTGGTGAGGAAGGGTCAGGAATTGGCATAAACTGTGATTGATAGGCTTTGTTAGCACTATTGAATGTAGATACTAAAGCAGAAGCTATATTTGCAGCTTTTTCAATCTTAAAAGCTTTACGTTGTTGCTTTTCGCTTTCACCAGCAAATGTTCTTGTAAGTGATGCAATAGTATTTAAGCCTGTTAAAGCTGCTTCAACTTTTAAATCTTGTAAGCGTTGTGCATTTTCTGCATCTTTCTTATCATTAGCATCTCTTTTTAATTTTGCTTCATTTGCATATTTATCTTCTATTGCTTGTGAATCTTTAAAAAACTTATCTGTTAAAGCCAACTCAAGTTCATTGTTACCTTCAGCTAATAACATTTTAGCATCAAACTGTTGTTGTAGTTCAAATAGCTCTTGTTCTTGTGCTGTGTTTCTTAATTTTTGTAATAAATTGAATTGTTGCTCTTTCCTAACTAATTCTTCTTGTTCTGCTTTTTCTTCTGCTGCTTTTTTAATTGCAAGTGCTTTTCTATCTGCTTCAAGTGCTTCTTGTTTTCTTTTTAATTCTGCATCATCTTGAGCTTTTTTCTCATTAGCAATTCTTTTATTTTCTGCTTCTATTTGTTTATTAAGAGTATTTAATTCTCTTTGTGTTGCTCTTTGTTGGTTTAACCTTATTGCTGATTGCCTATTTACTGCTGCTTCTGCTTCTGCTAATTTATCAAGAGCTTCAATATTACTTCTTGCAAATTCATTTTCATCTTCTTGCGCTTGTCTTCTTAATTCAAGGACTTCAGTTTCTTTTAAAAGCAAACCATCTTCAAGTTCCTGAGCATCAAGTAAAAATTGTTTTCTTTGCGCTGCATTAAATTCTTCTTCTTGTCTTGATTTTAATCTTAAGTCAGCAATTTTACTTTCAAGTATAGAACGTTCAACTAATAATTCCCTTTCAAGTTTTGCAGCTTTGGCTCTCATATCAGCTACTTTTGCTGCTGCTTTTGCTTCTTCAATATTTTCAGCAATAAAATCTTTTGTTGCTGCTGTTGCTGCTTGTATTTTTTCTGTAACATTTTCAACTCCAAGAGCAACTTTACCAACTGCATTAGCTGCTACTTTTCCAGCTTCAGAAAATTCACCTTCAAAAACTAATTGTACCGCTTTACCAAGCTGTGGGATTAATTCCATTAAACCTGTAATTCTATTAACTACTTGGTTTTTTAATAAGTTAACAAATGAATTTAATGCTTCTCTTGGATTCTCAAATGCTGCAATTATAGCTTCACCTAAATCTGCAAACAAATCTAAAACATTATCAACTACAGTACCAAGAACTTTTAAAATTTTACTAAACTTATTTGCTCCTTCTTCACTATCAGTAAATGCAGACATTAATGAAGTAACCACAACTACTAAAGCACCAATCCCTGTTGCAATAATTGCTCCTTTTAAAGTTTTAAAACCTTTAACTACTCCTTTTAAAGCTCCAATAGAACCCTTAAAACCACTAATTAATCCTCCTGTGGCTTTGTCAGCCATATCTTGAACACCAGATAAATCAGTTTCTGTTTTTTGAAGATTTTTATTTAAATCTTTTACATTCTTTTGAGCATCTTTAGTGTCTGTCTTAACTGTTACAATTACTTCTTTACTCATCTTCTTAGTCTTATTTGGTTAAATGCTTCTTTAATAGTCATAGGTACTTTATTAATGCCTAATGCTATCTTTATATGATTATCATATAGTTTATTCTCTTTACAAAATTCTAATGCTTCTAATATTGTTTTCATGATGGCTCGTTTAGTAGTTCAAAATTTGTTTCTCCAGATTGTAGCTTAGTAGACATTTTATTTATTGTGTAGGCTCTTGTTCCAACTACAATCAAATCATCTAATGATAGGTTTAATAAAACCTTAAGTGGTAGTATTGCAGAAAACTTAAATATTCTTGTTCTTTTATTAAATACTCTTGTTATGTAATTAGTGTAATAGGTTTGAAATAAACTGTTATTATTACCACCATAATCAGTTAGTGTATAAGTATTTATTTCACTACCAAAGTTTAAATTGTAAGTTGGTGGTGTTGATGATGTACCTAATTCATTACAAGCACTTGGAATCCAATAATCATTTAAGTTAAAAGTATCAGAATTACCAGCTGGATTATCTGCTAAAGCTCCATAAACTGCTGGTCTTGTATTATAAATAAAATTAATATTATCCTGATTCTGTTGATAGATACCATAAAACAAGAGTGGTTGTCCAATACTTGGTTCAAGTTCTTCATTTAAAAAACTACCAACCTGAACTGTAGTTAAAGCACTACTTGTTTTATCTTGCAATCTTTCAAATAACATATGTTCAAAAGGTATTTTAATTTCATACTTTTTACTTTTAGTAATATCAGCTACATAATTTAATTCACCATACTTTTGATTATTAGTGTTAAAAAATTGTTGTGCTAAAATGCTTTTTGGTTCTGCATATTCATAATCTACTTCACTAAATGGTACTGTTGCACCTACTGTATGCTCATTAGTTTTTACAAATGGAGTTATGTCAAAAGTATCTCCACCACTATAAAAATTATCTAATGTTTTGACAACCACTTCACCATTAAAATTTAGAAATGCAGTTAAGTTGTGCATATTAAAAAATGCTCTTAAAAAATCTAAGACTTTAATGTCTGGGACTTGGTTTCTTATTGTAATAGTTTGGTCAGTTGTTAAATTAGCATCTTGAGTAAATGTTCCTGAATAAGTATCATAACTTAATGTGCTTGAATTAAATACAAAATGTTGACAGGTTAAAACAGAATCAAAAGTTAATGTACTTGCACTTCTTACTTTGGCTATTAGTGTAAATCCTTGTCCTTGTGCTATTGGATTAATTGAATTAAAACCAAAACCAACACTTAAAGATTGAGTACCTGTAACACCTTCTAAAGTTGCGTGTACTACACCATCATTTTCATTTATTATATCAATAGCATATTCAATAGTATTATCTGTTGGTATTATTTGAGCTGCAAAATTAAATCCTTCTGGTTGCCCTCCTGTATTATTATCACTAAATATATATGAACCACCTGTTGACTCTGGACCAATTGGTGGTTGAGTTGAGCTAAAATGATTACATACTGTTGTACCTGATGTGCAAGTAAAAGCAGTTTTAAGTTCTTTACTATTTGGTGCAACTAATTTACCTTTTTCTCTATGTAACCACAAATATAAGTTAGTCATAGCAGCAGAATCTAAAAATTCACTTGTTTTAAAAGTTATACCATACTGTTCTTCAATAGCTTTAAAAATAACCTTAACAGTTATAGCTGGTTTTAAATCTTCAGGAAATACACCTCTTTTATTGTGATGTGAAGAAGCAATACTTAAGTTTAAACCATTATCTAAATTATTAGTGTCATCAAAAATATAGCTTTGTGAATGTGCTATTAATGGATATATAATTGCATTTGGATAACTTACACTATCTACAGTAAAATCTTTGCCATTTTCTAAAGCATCTTTTATATATGCATTAGTGGCAATATGATTAAAATTATTTAACCACAATAAACTATCTAAACTATCTTCACCAATTAATTCTGTGAGTGTTAAAGTATCACCAAAAAATGTTACTTTATACATTGATATTTCATTGTTTTTTAAAACTGCTTCTTCTAATTTTATTTTCCCAAACCTAAAATGCAAGTGATTTAGTTCTATTCTTGCACTACAAAATATTTGATTATCAAAACCCTCAATGTCTGGATTATACCAATGTTTAAAAATCTTGTTATTGGTTTTACTTGCTGGTAAATTAAAAGTCCTTGAATAATCAGTAAATATTTTTTCTATATCTCTTGCATCTTGAATAACTTGAGTTAGTTCAATTAAATCTTCTTCCATTAAGTCAACTCTAACAAAATCTTGTGTAGTTGTAGTTGTTCTTAATTGTGGTTGTATGTATAGAATAACCTTTTGCATTATCTAATATTGTTTACTAAATCAAATGCTTTTTCAAAG